CTTAGATCAGATTGGTAATGCGGTTGTGCATTAGTTGTTGCTTGACCAAAATAATTGCCAATGTATAGATTACCACTTGTACCAACACCAAACGTAGCGGATGCTTGATTAAGTATTCGAGTTCCGTCTAAATAGATAAACAAAGATCCGCTGCTACGAACCCAAGCAATATGATGCCATTGATTTAAACTGACTAGATTATTTGGTGAATTGTAGTTTGCAAGTGCTGCCCAAGATGTCCCATTTCCTGCTTCGTATCCAACTGATCCAGTGTTAGTTATATATGTGGTAAAGTTATCTATTCCCTGATGTGAACCTAAGCTTAGAATAACAGTGGCTGTTGCAAATGATTTAAAATAAAACCAACCATCTATAGTCCAATCGCCTTGATCTTGACGGAAATCGTCACTGGCTGGAATTGTTAAATAATCACCCTGCCCATCAAAATACACAGACCCGCCGTGATCTGCCGCTGAGTATTCATTGTTATCGTTAGGAACATCAGTAGTAAATGTAAATGCCGTTAAACTGCTTATTGGCCTTGCTGCTGTACTTACATCTTGCATAGTCGGCGTTGTACAACCTAAAAATACTGTACCAACACCCACTTGTGCTGGTGAATAAATTGAAGTTGTATCTGGTTCATAAGAATAGCCTTTTACAACATGAATATCTTTCATCCACCCTCTAAAATCGTTTATTCCGCTATTGCTATTTCCAATACTAAGACCCTGAGCTGTATAGTTATTATTATCGGTTGTAGAGGCGGCTTGAGTACCATTAAGAAAAATTTTTAAATTTCCGGAACCATCTCTAGTTACACATATATGACCCCATACTCCTACTGCTGCAGTTGTTGATGCGCCCAAAACCGTACTTGTTGCGTAATAAACATTTACACCCCCAGAAGGGCCAAGCCATATTCTAAATCCATTCATATTAACGCTAGTTTGACGTGTATCAAAAATCTCGGATGAAAATGAATGTTCAAATTTATACCAAAAACTTACAGTAAAGGCTCCAGTACCAAATGCAAAATCAGAACTTGGTGCTATAACATTATCTGTATACGGTCCCCAACCAGAATCAGGAAAATATGTTGAATATCCCCCATGCCGATACGGACTAAACGTACCAGCATGAACATCTCCAGTTACAGTGATTGTGTGATTACTGGATGATGCATCGGTAATATCGTTGTTATCACCAGTGCCAGTAGCAGTTGCTAATAAAGTTGTATATCTACTGTTTTCTATAATAGTAACAAAACTAAGAGTAAAGCTTGATACGCTAGGCAGAATATTTACTCCGTCTGATGCTCTAAATGTGATGGATCCAGTAAATTCTTGACCAGCATTAGATAAGTCTTGCGCAATAGGTGTGATAGTAAAGACACTGGAATCTTGACTGATAGTAGCCATACTATCCATAGATCCAGCAGTTACATAAGAATATGATATAGGAAGACCGTCTGGATCTGAAGCAGCAAGAGTTATTATAGTTGCATCTTGTGGACTATCTGCATCCAGCACATAAGAACCAGAAGGTTGTCCGCCTGAATCCCATGTTGGAGTTTCATTTATTAAGGCTATTCTATACCAGCCAGCGCCGTTCCAGATATATAATGTATTACCAACAACTCTTTGATCACCTATTACATTTCCAACAGAGCTCAAATTATCAGTACTAGAAACTTGTTCAATAGTAGATATATCATCCGAAAGCTTTTCGGCTTTAATTTGACCACTACTTGCTATTAATTGGCTAAAAAGTCTGGACTTACTTGGCATAAGGTTTCTCTCATTTATATCATAGTTGATACTATTTATAAAAAAATAATTAGAAAAAATGCATTTTAAGGGTTTACAATACATATTAGATAATATATAATGTTTACATATTAAGTGAAAAAGAATCGGAGAAATATAATGGCACATGAAGTTGAAACAATGGCATACGCTGGTGAATTACCTTGGCACGGTCTTGGTGTTCCAGTGAGTAATGATCTAACCCCGTGGCAAATGCAACAAAAAGCTGGTCTTGATTGGGGTGTAGAAAAAGTTGATGCTTTTGTTAACATCGGTGGTCAACAAGTAAAAACTGGTCAGCAAGCACTTATCCGTACAAGTGATAATACAATTCTTACTAATGTTGGTGAGGGTTGGAATCCAGTTCAAAATGCTGAAGCATTTGACTTCTTTAATGACTTTGTTATGGAAGGTGATATGGAAATGCATACAGCCGGATCTTTAAAAAACGGTCAAATTGTTTGGGCTCTTGCAAAAGTAAAAGAGTCCTTTGATCTATTTGGTGAAGATCGGGTAGACTCTTACTTTCTGTTTTCAAATCCACATCAGTATGGTAAAGCAATTGATATTCGTTTTACTCCAATTCGTGTAGTATGTAATAATACTCTTACTATGAGTTTAAATGCTAGTGCTGATCGTGCAGTAAAAGTTGGTCATCGTACAGTTTTTGATGCAGATTTAGTAAAACAAAAACTTGGTCTTGCAACCGAAAAGTTTGCAAAATATAAAGATATGGCCCAGTTTCTTAGTTCTAAGCGTTTTAAAGTTGAAGACCTTCTTAACTTTTATAACGATATTGCCCCACATAGCACAACGGAAGGTAAAGAAAAAACCATTGCTTCATATGAAGACCTTTCTCGTGGTGCTAAAATGTGTTATGATGCTCTTGAAACACAACCTGGTGCAGAGTACGGTGCAGGAACTTGGTGGCAAGCTTTTAATTCAGTAACATATTATACTGACCATCAACAAGGACGCAATGCTGAAAATCGTCTTTATAATCAGTGGTTTGGTTACAATCAAACACGTAAAGTAAAAGCTGCTGAAAAAGCGGTTGAATATGCTATGGCCTCTTAAGGTCATAGCTTTATAAATATTTACAGTAATAACAATAAAGGGAATATGGTGATGTTTAGCATCGAGTTAGACATCCCTAATCACCTGCCAATGGGAGACTTATCTCAGTTTGCAAGTGATAACAACGTTACATTTGAAATCGTAAAAGTTGAGGGACGCAAGTCGACCGTGAAGTTCACGGCTCGCAATAAAGATTCATTTGAAAAATTTAAGGGGCTGGTTGAAGAAAAAATTAGATAATATTACAAAACTGTTACAAGAAATTTAACTATGTGTTAATATATAAAATTATAATTAACTATAGGAGAAAAATTACAATGGAACTTGTAACTCTCTGGATGGCAGTCGGATTCTTATTCGCTGCATATTCAGTTATTGCTAATGATTCTGTACAGACTCTCGGTACTTGGATCGCATCAAACAATGAGAGATTTAATTGGAAAGTTATGTGGGGAGCAGCAAGTGCAGTACTGCTCTACACCTTATGGTACGGTTGGTACATGAACGGAGGCGACATTAGTTACGGTCGTCTAAATAAGATCCCGTTTCAAGAAATCCAATGGTATCATGCAGCTGCACCAGGTTTGCTTTTAATACTAACAAGAATAGGCGTACCGGTAAGTACGTCTTTTTTAGTTTTATCTGCTTTCGCTTCAACGTTTGTTCTTGAAAAAATGCTTATGAAATCTATGATGGGATATGCTGTTGCAGCAGTAGCGGCATATGCTATATGGATTATAGTCAGTAAGATATTAGATGAAGCAAAACCGGTAAAAGAAGAACATAAGAAATTATGGCGAATAGGTCAATGGGTAACCACTGGATTTCTTTGGTTCACTTGGTTAAGTCATGATATGGCTAATATTGCCGTTTTCCTTCCAAGACAGATACCTATTGATTTAATGATAGTTGTCAGTTCAGTGTTTGTTTTTGGTCTCTGGTATATGTTTCGAGAAGGTGGAGGTAAGATCCAAAAAATTGTTCTTGAAAAACATAATACACGTTATGTCAGATCGGCTACAATTATTGATCTGGTGTATTGGATTATTTTATTTTTCTTTAAAGAACTAAATGATATTCCAATGTCGACAACTTGGGTATTTGTTGGTTTACTATGTGGTAGAGAATTAGCAATGGCAACCGTCACTGGTAAAGAAAAATTTAAAGTTGTTTTTCCTCTAATAGGAAAAGACTTTCTAAAGATGATGGTAGGACTTGCGGCTTCGGTCGGCGTAGTGCTTACTATACATTACATAATAGTTCCTAACGGACTTCATTAAAAAAGGGGAGCTTCGGCTCCCCTTTCTTTTCCCTTAATTTTCACTGGCTAATTATTTTTTATTCCAAATGTGCCAGAGTACTGCTAATGCAACTAGACCGACCAGTCCTTGATCACTAAAGTTTGATAGCAATCCTAGGATGTTTCCTGTTACATTTACGTCTGGCCAGAACGGAATGTTCATTCCGTTAAATAAAATTTCTAGTACAATCCCCAGACCAATTAAACTTACGCCTGCAGATGCTAGCGCGCTGGCCCATCCCTTGATTGAATTTAGTACTTCCATTTTTTCTCTCCTTAATTGTTTTGAGAATATGTGACGGTATATACTTTATATACTTGCATCACTGTTGATAGGTGTATAGTCATACACTCTTATCATGGTTTTATTTAGTAATGTTATAATTTACATTTAGAACAGTTTTTAATCTTTGTAATATAAATGTTACACATGAAAAAGTACAAAAAAAAATCATTTTAGGGGTTTACAAGTAGTGTAAAATAGTATATGTTATAAGAGTAAATAGAATCGGAGAAAGAAAAAATGAAAATCATCGTAAAACATATGGATCGCAATGAAATCACCGGCGACGTAGAAGGTTTTACACCAGTTGCAGAAGTCAATGCTTCTTACTTTTCTAACGATTTTGAAAAAGCGCTTGAGTATGCATTTCGTTGGACCAACAACTTAATGGGTAGCTGGTCTAAGAAAATTGGCGAAGATGCTAATGATGATGTAACAGTTCTTATTGAACGTGAAGATGGTTTAGGTCTTCGTTCTACTTCAATGGGTGATCGTATGGAAGTCGATGGCGTTGAATACAGAGTTGCAATGGTTGGCTTTAAGGAGGTAGCGTAATGTCTATAGCAGAAATCGCTTTTGTTGGAGATGAGATTCGCCGTATCAATGCTGATACGGCTCAAGGTGAACAATCTACAATGGTTCAGCACGATATGAAGCAATGGGCTTTGAAAGAAGGTCATTGGCCTCAGATGGACTATGTTCACATGATTGCAGCTCATGGTGTTGCTCGTGGATGGACACAAGAAGGTTTCACTGGATTGGAGACTTACTAAGTGGCATAAAGTTCATTTTAGGGGTTTACAAGCCCCTAAAATTATACTATATTGATAGTGTAAAAAGAATCGGAAGGAAATAAAAATGACTTACACTTACTCAGATTGTGGTTTTTCAGATCTCCATAAAGATGTTTATGGTTTCCGTCCTCGTGGTGATCTTATGGATGAGTGGAATGCTCGTACACATCGCCAGAAACAAGAGTTATGGAATGCTCTTTGCGATGAGCTTGAAACAAAAATCAAGCATGAAAAAATTGCTGAAGAACAAGCCGTTGCTGAGTTTAAAGAACGGATTGAGCAAGCTCAAGTTTGGGGTGCCAGAGATTACTGGGATGCTCTTCGCTGGATCACAGGATGTGAAACTTTCTATCACATTCAAGATGTTGAACATTTTGTATGGGAACAAGGCATCCTATTTACCGACTTTGGTAAGCAACTTATCAAAGATATTGCAAAAGTAACTGAATACAAGGAATATGCATAATGGGAACGGTTGTTGCTTGTGGATTATTTTTTATAGTAATGATTTTAATAACGGTCTTTGTTGAAGGAATTTAAATAATGTGGTATGTTGAAGGAATATATAATTGGAACACAGGAGAAAAAGAAAGGTATGAAGGTTTAACCGAAAAGCAAAAAGCTGATATTCACAATAGAATGTGGAAAGAAGGTTATACCTTTGTTAGATCAGGGAGAATGTTTTATGGGAATTGCAGTTAATTCAGCTAGATCAGATTCTTACATTGGAACTTTTTATAAAAAAGATAAATCTGATATGGAACAATTGGTTACAGTTAGAAAAATTGTATCCAATTTAAATAAAGATTTAAAACGTGCTGGCAAAAATTATCAGTTTTATGTTAAGTGTCAAGGTCATGGTCATATTCCTCTTAATTTAGCTGATAGTATGGATGCTTACATTTATAAAAGATAATAAGTTAAATTTCCTTTGTTATAAACTGTGGGGGTAAAATCTACCCCCTTTTTTTATATAAATAGTAGGTAAAATATAATTAGGAATTTTTATGTTACAATTTAAAAGTTTCATATCAGAAGGTGTAAAGCTCAAGTTAATCCGCGGTAGAAACATGGACGTTCTAAAGATGTGGAACAAGGGTGACAGTAAATGGGTTGAACTGAGAGGTAAGCCTGGGTTTGAAACAAGGTACGATCCAAAAGATCCTTTACATAAAGCGATCACTGCACTAGGTAAATCAGCAAATATTTCTGATTTTATGAATGGCAATGAAGTAAGTATAAATCCAAAACATCCAGATGGTAAGAAAGCTTTAGACACAATAAGAGGACTGATGAAATGAGTCAATTTAGCGTAAGTAGACAAAGACATTTTGGAATTAATAATACAGATATTCATGAAATAATGATGCTAGCTGATCAATACGGTAACATTATTAACACCTTTGGTGCAGCAAGCAACATATATGTTGCAGCTGGAAATTTAGAAGGATATTCTGGTGTTCATAAATTTGGTGGGGTGTTTGGAACTGCGTCAGCTGACATGTCCACCGTATGGACAGCGGCAGATACAACTACAACATTTTTATATGATTGGTCATACACTAATGGTGCTGTTACAGTAGTTTCAACTGACGCAGGAGACACAACGGACGTTACCGTTCAAGGATTAGACTCAGATTATAACCCTGTAGAAGAAACGTTTACTCTGACAGGCACATCCCCCACAGCTACTGGATCTGTTAATTTTACAAGAGTGAATCGTGCCTTTATGAATGAAACAACAAATGTAGGTAAAATTCAAGTTAAAAGAGGAACTACCCTAGTTACAGAAATTGGAGCAGGATTTGGACAAACACTTCAATGCTTTTATACTGTTCCCGCAAATAAAACAGCATATCTAATGAGTATTGCCGCAAGTGCAAGTAAAAATCAAATCGTAGATTTGTTTTTCTATCAAAGACCATTCGGTGGTGCGTTTAGAGTAAATACAACAATGTCTTTAAATCAATCAAATCAAACATTAGAATTTCCAGTTCCTCTTAAATTTTCTGAAAAAACTGATTTAGATGTTCGTGTAAGAGGTTCATCAAATGCTACAATTTCATGTGACTTTACAATGATTTTAGTGGATAATCCAAGCTAGGTAGTATAAAACATGCAAAATTTTAAAGCACATATAAATGAAAATAAAAACACACACATGACCCATATTGAAGATAGAGTTATTTATGGTGGTGTGAAAGGAACAAGAGAGGCAATATTTGCTCTTAGAGATTTAAGAGATATGCTTGCTGGTACTAAGGAAGGAAATGTAAGTGTTAAATGGGATGGTGCTCCTGCTGTTTTTGCTGGTATTGATCCGAGTGATAATAAATTTTTCGTTGCCAAAAAAGGTATATTCAACAAAAATCCTAAGGTCTATAAATCTGCAGCTGACGTTGATGCTGATACTTCTGGTGATCTTGCTACTAAGCTCAAAGATGCACTCAAATATTTGCCTTCTCTCGGAATCACCGGAGTTATTCAAGGAGATTTCTTATTTAGTAAAAGCGACTTGTCAAGTCAAACTATAGACGGAAAAAAATATGTCACTTTCCACCCTAATACAATTATTTATGCAGTGCCAGAAGGAACTCCTTCTGCAAAAGAAATTAGATCAGCAGAAATTGGAATCGTCTGGCACACAACATACACAGGATCGTCTTTTGAAACGATGAAAGCAAGTTATGGTGTAGATGTAACTAAGTTTAAAAAGTCAAAGTCTGTCTGGTCTCAAGATGCAATGCTAAGAGATATGACAAAAGTAACAATGTCAAAAAAGGATACGGAGGAAGTAAATGAACGTCTTTCGGAAATTGGGAAACTCTTTAACCAAATATCTAGTAGCACCCTTAAAGAAATTGAAACCAACGCTGAACTTTCGCAAACAATTGAAACCTACAACAACTCCTTTGTTAGGAAAGGCGAAATTATTAAAGACACTCGAAAACATGCCGACGGACTCATTAGATGGATCAAAGACAAATACGAAAAAGAAATTTTCAAACGCAAGTCAGAACGCGGCAAAGATGCGCAAATTAAAAAGAGGGAAGAAATCTTAAAATTTTTCTCTCCTACTAATAAACAAAATTTAATAAAGGTATTTGAATTACAGAAACTAATTGTATTAGTAAAATTAAAACTTATAAATATACTTAATAATATTAAAAAAATTGATACATTCGTAAAAACTACAAAAGGATTTAAAACAACAGGTCACGAAGGTTATGTAGCAATTGATAGACTTGGTGGTGACGCTGTAAAGATTGTTGATAGGATGGAATTTTCATACAACAACTTTTCGCCAAATATTTTAAAAGGATGGGATAAACCAGGAAGAAACTGATGTTAAAATTTAAAGATTTAATTACTGTAGATTATGCTCCAGGCGAACCAGATGAAATTAAATATAAAAGACATAGAAAAAGAAGAACGGGGCTTGATCGTGGTTTAAACGACGGTCTTGAGACTGAAGCTCTGTCTATGGCTCAAAGATTAAAGAAAGCGCGTGATTTTAAAAGAAACCGCGCTAAGATTGCTCTTGGTAGAAAGAGAGCGGCTCGTCGTGTAGCAAGTAAAGAAGTGCTATTGAAAAGAGCAAGAAGGGCTGCTCGTAATAAAATATTACTCAAGATAACAAAAGATGTTCCTCGTGGAGAACTAACTGTTGCAAGAAAGCAAGAAATTGAAAAAAGACTTGATAAACCAGCAATGAAAACACGAATTGATCGTTTAGCCAAGAAAATGTTTCCTCTTATTCGTAAAGCTGAAATGGAAAGAAAAAGAGGCGGTGCTAAATGATTAATTCTTTTTCTCAATTTTTAGTTGAAGAAGAAAAGGTTGCTTATTTTGCCTTTGGTAGAATGAATCCGCCTACTATAGGACACGGTAAGCTAATGGATAAATTATCTGCCGTTGCTGGTAAAAATCCTTATTTTCTTTATCTTTCCCAGTCTAATGATAAAAAAGATAATCCATTAGAATATACCAATAAAATAAAATATATTCGTAAAATGTTTCCGAAACATGCAAGACAAGTTTTAGTTAATAAAAAAGTAAAGACACCATTTGATGCTTTAACCGATTTATATGATCGTGGTTATAGAAAAGTTGTTATGGTTGCTGGTTCAGATAGATTAGATGAATATAATATAAGATTAAATAAGTATAATGGCAAAAAGGGGAACCATGGTTTCTATAATTTTGCTAATGGTATTAAAATAGTTTCTGCCGGACAAAGAGATCCTGATGCTAAAGGTGCAGAAGGTGCTTCTGGCACTAAACAAAGAGAATATGCTTTAAATAATAATTTTACTTCTTTTGCTCAAGGTTTACCAGATAAAATGTCAAATAGTGATGCTAAAAAACTTTTTAATGATATTAGAAAAGGTATGGGTTTAAAAGAACAAAAACAGTTTAGAAATCATATTAAACTTGAACCTGTATCCGATATTAGAGAATCTTATCTTAGAGATAATATTTTTAAAAAAGGTGAACAAGTTGTAATAACTAAAAACGGCATTATCGGCAATATAAAATATTTAGGTACAAATTATTTAATAGTAGAATCAAAGGGTGAAACATGGAGATGTTGGTTAGATGATGTATCTAAAGTAGATCCAAATGATATACCACCTGCACATTTAGAAGCTGATTTTGGAGCAGATCCATTACAAGGCCCATATAAGATTTTATCAGAATCATCTTCTTCAATGTATAAAGATAAGCCCGATTGGGGGACTCCAGAATCTGCACGTAAAGCCAAAGAAATAACTCCTGGTGAAAAGTCTAAAATAAAATCAGAAGCTGAAGATCCTGATATAGGACATAAAAAAGGTGTTCAACCAAAAGGGTATTATGCTGGTATTAAATCAAAATCCACTAAACTTGCTAGAGCAAGACATTTTGCTAAACATGGTAAGAAAGCAGACGATGATAGAAGTGCTTATAAACCAGCTCCTGGAGATGCTACAGCAAAAACAAAAACAAGCACACATACCTTAAAATTTAGACAAATGTATGGTGAAGATGCTATAAAAATAGCACAAGCAAAAATTGATAAAGAAAAAGAAGTAGATGCACTAAAACACGATAGAATGTTAGATCGTGCTAGATTAGCTAAAGCTAGGGCAAAAAATAGGGCAACAAAATGATTAAATTTAAACATTATATAAAAGAAGATGCAACAGCAGGGCTTAAGAAAAAAGCAGAAAAATCTGGTATGCCTCTTGGTATATTAAGACAAGTTTATAATCGTGGTGTTGCTGCTTGGAAAACTGGACATAGACCTGGTACTACACCAGAACAGTGGGGATTTGCAAGAGTTAATTCCTTTGTAACTAAATCATCAGGAACATGGGGTAAAGCAGATAAAGATCTGGCTGCAAAAGTAAGAGGTTCAAAATGAAAACCATAGAAGAAAAATTGGCTACAAATCAATTAGATAGATTAGCTAAACACTGGTCTGGCATGAAAGGCAAGAGAATTCAACCTTCTGATGCTATTAAACTTTCTGCAATGGTTGGAAAATTCGGTAAAGATGAATTAGAACAATTAGCTACTAAAGATATACCTTTTCTTTCAATGTCTGCAATTAATAATTTAATGATTAAACATAATTATAGTGCAGATCAAATAAATGGTCTTATGAAAGAAAATACCGAATATCTTTATGATCTCTATATGTTTGAAGATGTAGATGCAGGAGAATATGATTACGAAGGTGATATGGCAAAGACTCAGCTTATTACTATTGCAGATGCTGCTGAAGAACTCCATGACATGCTTGAAGATGATGAAAATCTTCCAGAATGGTGCCAGAACAAAATCACTAAAGCGATGGATTACCTAGATACCGTTCGTGATTATATGATAGCAAAAGACACAGATGAAGAACCCGGTAATGAAAATCCAAATGAATCAGTAAAACAAGAAATGTTTTCGGAAGAAAGAATGGCCGCAGGACGTTTTGGTAAAAATGTACATGATATTAAGATAAAGATACCAGCTCGGATTGACAAAGTCATTAAAAAAGCTAGTCCTGTTTATGACCAACGTGAAAACAAACCTCATAAGGCAATCGGTAAACATCTGAAAGATATTATGCAAAAACATGGCGTTAAGGCATCAGGTAAGAAACATTATCACAATGATATGAGTGGTCATTATATGTTTGCTCACCCAGATAATGATCCAGCAAAAGTCCATGCAGCTGCAACTGAATTTGAAAAAACTGTAGGCAAAGCAATTCGTACAGAATCTTTAGATGAAGGTAATATGGCATCAGCAGCAAAAGAGTTAGAAACTTATGCACGTAAGTCTGGCGGAATTGATAAAAATGATTTTATTAAAGCAGCTATGATGATGAAAAGAAACCAAAAGAAACAGCTTGATAAGTTTGTTGATGAGTTGGATACAGAACCGCGTGAAAAGATTTTATCAGTCATGGATAAACACTTAAATGAAGGTATGAAAGAACCGTTTGATGAAAAAAAAGGTGACTTACATCTATATAATAACGAAGCTGATGCACGTAAAAAAGCAAAAGAAGTTTCTGGTAAAGTTATTAAAGGAACCGGAAAATCTGCTGGTAAATGGGCAGTTAAAGAAAAAGTTGAACTTGACGAAAAAGTAAACGCTAAAGCAATTCAAAAAGCAGTTGACGATGGCAAGTCTATGGACGTTATTATGACTATGTTTGCTAACAAGCGCACAACTAATACAGACGAAATCCGCAAAGTCGTAAAAGACTACATGTGGAAGAAGCGTATGAAAAAAGAAGAAGTAGAACTTGATGAAAAGTTTGAACCAAAAACTGTTGGTATGAAAATTGTTCATAAAAAGCCGCATCCGGCTGGAGGACAATATGTTGTTCTAAGTAAACCTGGAGCTGGTCAATATGTTATTAGACATTTAAATAAAGGTCAAGTTAAAACTCTTGGAACAGTACCTTCACTTGGTCTTGCAAAATCTTATATTGATGCTAAAAGTAAAGGGAAAGATCCAAAAGATTTATTAAAAACTGAAGAAGTGTCCGAAAAGGCACCAAAGATTGATTCTAAAAAATTTGCAGCTCATATGTCAAGAAATACTAAACCAAAAACTATGACATCAACACAAAAATCTTTATCTAGTATCAGCCGTAGAGCAAATGAAAAACTTTCTGTAGCTGATGGTATGGGTGCTTGGATAGATGATTTTAAACAGTCTGATGCACCACAGTTTAAAGGTAAAACCGCAAAAGAGCGCAGAGATATGGCTATAGCAGCATATTTAAGTGCAAAAAAAGATAATGAATAGTAAAAGTAATTCTGGAGATTATTAATGCCAAGTAAAGCATTTAAATTAGCAGAAGCAATGGTTAGTAACCCTGTTATGAATGACATTGTGACAAATACCAATGCAGTTCCAGAAGCAATAATTACTCAAATTGAAACATCTACAGATCTAGGTGTAGCAAATGTAGCCGATTTACCAAATACAGGAAACAACGCTGGTGATATCCAGTTTGTAGAAGCTACAAATCGACTTTATATATGGAATGGATCCGGCTGGTATAACATCGCACTTATTAACACTACTCCAACATGGGATTCAGACGGACAACCTTCTGGTTCTTATGTGCTGGATGCAGATAGTCCTCAAGATGCTACTATTATTACACTAGCTGCTTCAGATCCAGAAGATATTCCAATATCGTATTCTTATGTAACTAGCGGATCAATGGACAGTATGGCAACCATCAGTCAAGACTCAAGCGTCTTTACTATCACACCTAAGACAGTTGCGCAAGTAGGAGAAGGAGTTGAACTAACAGGCAGTATTACCTTTAGAGCATCTGATGGTGTTAATATTTTACCACATGTATCAAGTTTTACACTCAGTTTTATTTCTATTGTACAAAACAGTAAATATACAGTTTTATTAGCAACAGCAGTTAATACATCAGGTAGTAACAATAATATAACAGATGAATCAACCAATAATCATACTATAACATCATATGGTAATGTTCATGCTGGTACGTTTAGTCCATACAGACATGGTGGGTATAGCGCTTATTTTAATGGTAGTCAGGAATTAAGATACCAACCTTATACAGGAGGGGATTATAGTCTTGGTACTAGTAATTTTACAATGGAAGCTTGGGCATATGCAACAGTCGAAGCATTTAATGGAAATTCTGTTATCTTTTCACAAAGACGTGTTAGTAATGGTGGACCACAAATCCGTGTAGTATCGGGTGGTACTATTCAATATTTTTATTTTAATGGAAACAACTCACAAACTTCAACAGCTACATTTCCTATTAATCAGTGGAATCATATTGCTCTGGTTCGCTCTGGAACTGGAGTAGATGAAACTAAACTATATTTAAATGGTACTGAAATATTGTCCTTTCAAGAGACGGCCAATTTTAACAGTACTGCTGCTGACTTAACGATAGGTAATTTTTCGTTGTATAATGAGCCTTGGTATGGTTTTATTTCAGATGTTAGGATTGTAAAAGATGCAGTATACACATCTGACTTTTCCAATTCGCTGCCAACAGAACCTTTAACAGCTATTAATAATACTATATTTTTAGCTCCATTTAATAGTAACTCCAGCTACCATTATTTTGATGATATTACGGGTAATGGGAGAGTAACTGCTAACACTGGCTCTACAGGAGTAAAAGCTTTCAGCCGACATGACAATTTAGAATACTCAGCGGTAGATCACGGCGGGTCTATTTATTTTGATGGGTCTGGAGATTATCTAAGAGCTGATGCTGCATTAAGTTCATTTACTTCAAGCACATCTCCTTTTACAATTGAAGCTTATGTATATCCATCACCTGCAAGTTTATCAAGTCATTATTTATTTGGAATCAATACATCAAGTTCTGGTACAAATAATTTATTATTCAACACACACCAGATAGTGACCAATCACGGCGGAGGTTCAGATACTGTAACAACACTTAGTTCACCAATAACGTATAATGTCTGGAGTCATGTTGCATTAGTTAGCGATGGAACCACATTAAAAGCATTCATAAATGGCGATGAATACGCCAGCATAACAGCCCCATCAACACCTTTAGCAGATTGTGTGCTTGGGATTGGAACGGAATTTGATGCAGCTAACGGCGGAACGCCAGGGAATTATTACACTGGGCATATGTCAGATATAAGAATTTCTGATACAGCTCTTTATACAAGCGCATTTACTCCAACATTTTCTCCTCTTACTACTCCTGCAGGAACAACATTGCATATAAAAGGAACAGATGCATCCATCATAAATAAAGCTCAGGGTAATAATATGCAGCTTTTTGGAAATGCCACTGGTTCGACAACACAAGTTAAGTTTGCTGACACAAAATCCATGTATTTTGATGGAAGTGGTGATTATATAAGAATAGATGATACTAGTCTACTAAGGTTCAGAGGAACGCATGATTTTACTATAGAAGCATGGGTTTACAAAACTGCGGATAACGTAATGATATTATCTAATCAAGATGGGGGCACTGATAACAATTATATTTCTTTTAAGACAGATGGTACAAATACGACTGTACAATTACGAGATGCTAATGGTCAAGCATTTGCATACGGAGCAGCAGTAGCGATTAATACTTGGAATCATCTTGCAGTATCAAGATCTTCAGGTAGTGTTCGTGTATTTGTAAATGGAATTTCTGGGACGCCTGTAACGATAACAAAAGATACTCCAGCTAGATCAACTATAATTGGTGGATTTTTAATGACCAACTATATAGGTTATATGACAGGCTATATTCAAGACCTAAGAGTCACTAAGAGTTTAGCAAGATACACCTCAAACTTTACACCGCCAACAAAACCACTTAAAGGATAAAAATAAAAGTAATGCTATAAATATTAGGACGCAATAGATTAGAAAGGTATGGATGGAGTGGAAAATTTTAGAAAATATAGAGAACAAAAAATAGACGCAATCTGTGAAGAATGTAATCTATATGAAGATTTAGAAATAACTGAAGCAGAGTATCAAGGTCGTAAAGTAAAACTAAATGATCCCACTCGTTCGAATGACGGTAAGAAAAAATTCTATGTTTATGTCAAAAACGATAAAGGTAATATTGTTAGGGTTGGTTTTGGTGACCCTAACATGGAAATCAAAAGAGACGATCCAGCACGAAGGGCTTCCTTCCGTGCCAGACATAACTGTGACAATCCTGGACCAAAATGGAAAGCAAGATATTGGAGCTGCTATCAATGGAGAGCAGGCGCTAAAGTAGACAATTAAGGAATATTAAATGAGTAAGGCCAGTTTATTTTCCAAGCTTGCAGCAGGCAATGGAAATCTAATACCAGATTCCGATGAAGGTCGTGATTTAGGTTCTGCTTCAAAGAAGTGGAAAGATTTGTATCTATCAGGTAGTTCACTAATTCTCGGTAGTGTTACTCTTAAAGATTCTGGTGGACAGCCTAGCTTTACTAATTTAAATGGTGATAAAGTAAAAATTGATCTGTCTGCAATGTCGACGGATGATCTTTCTGAAGGTTCTAATTTATATTATACACTTGCAAGAGATGATTCAGCATTTGATGTTAGATTATCAACTAAATCAACAACAGACATTTCTGAAGGTTCTAATTTATATTATACAGATATAAGAGTAGAAGCTGTAGTCAATCCAATGATTGACTCTGCAATAAATGCTCTTGTCAATGGCGCACCGGGGCAACTTAATACACTTGATGAACTTTCTGCCGCATTAAATGATGACTCAAATTTTGCAAATACAGTGACTGCTAATATAGCAACCAAGCTTGCAATTAGACATGATATTACAGTCACTGTAGCAAGCGGCACTAACGAATATGGAACTGGAAATAAGTACCATTTTGAAGGAGTAGTAAGTCCTTATTTACATCTTCAACCAGGCAGAACATATAGGTTTGATCAATCAGACGCATCAAACTCTGGTCACCCTTTAAGATTTTCTACAAATGCAAATAACAGTCCAAGTGCCACGTATTCTACGGGTGTAACTGTAGTCGGAACTCCAGGCTCTGCTGGAGCATATACCGAGATTGCTGTTACTGCTGGCACACCACCTCTACACTACTACTGTACTAATCATTCTGGTATGGGTGGTTCATCACCTGCTGGATCTATTTTTGACGGACAATGGTCTAGTCTCACAGGTACTCCAACAACTATTTCTGGTTACGGTATCACCGATGCGTTTGATGGAGCATTTAGTTCTTTATCTGGTACTCCTACAACGATTTCCGGATATGGTATCACCGATGCGTTTGATGGCCAGTACTCATCGTTAACGGGTGCACCAACAACTTATGCTTGGTCAACAATTACTTCAACACCAACAACAATATCTGGTTATGGTATCACTGATGCTCAAGCTACATTAGTATCTGGAACCAATATTAAAACTATTAATGGTAACACTCTTCTCGGTTCTGGCGATCTTGTTATAAGCGGTGGTGGTTCTGGAGGAACTGATTCGGCAACAGTCTCAGCAATTATACTAGCAGACGTTGACTCGGCCTATGTTCAAGCAAGACAGTCTGGCGGTGGATCTGGTATCAGTTTAGCTGAAGCAAGAGCCGGTATATCTGTTACTACAGGATCCGCATCTGGCGGAGGTACTTTATCATATGATAATACTACCGGTGTTCTAACATTTCAACCGTCTACGAATACTGGGGGCGGTGGAAGTGGTACAGTAGATTCAGCTCAAACAATATCTCTTATTACTAGTACTATAGACTCAGCTTATGTTCAAGCAAGACAGTCTGGTGGTGCTAGCTCCGTACCTGCATTTAGTGTAGATGGCGGTGTTGATACATTTAAATTTACATCTGATTCTGGTCAATCTATATTCACTGGATTAGATAGTGCAGGTAATACTTTATCTTTTGATCCAATAAATGTTAATGTTTTCTTAAATGGTATTTTTCTACAAAAAGGACTTGATTATACCACGACTGGAAACAACACTATTACATTTACGCCTGCTCTTGATATAAATCAAGATGTTATAATTCAAAATATTGATGTAAAATCTTCTTCTGCTCTTGTGTCTGGCGGTATAAACACATATGCATATACTGCTGATTCTGGTCAGACGGCATTTAGTGGTGCTGATGATAACGGAAATTCATTACAGTTTACCGGTAATAATATTTCAGCATACTTAAACGGTGTTTTACTACAACGTAGTGCCGATTATAGTTTATCAAACGAAAATACGCTTACGCTTACATTTAATGCTGCAATCGGTGATGAGATTTCAATCGTATCATTTGATCCTACAAGTACTGATAATTTAGCATCCTACTTTGATTCAAGTTATATCACAAGCAGAGTTTCGGTATCTTATCCTGCAAGAGGATCAGTAGAAAATTTCTTCTATACAGCAACTGATGGTCAATTAACATTTAGTGGTAATGACGCAAACGGTAATTTATTACAGTTTACTCAAGATAATAAAAATGTATTAGTATCAGTAAACGGTGTTCTTCTAATTCAAGGAACAGATTATACAACCAATGCTTCAACTAATACTCTTACCCTTGTAGACTCTGCAGGTGCTGGAGATCAGATTTATATAAACACATTCTCTAATCTATATCGTTCCTCAGGTCTTGATTCTATTGATATGCAAGAAATAATTGATTCTAACTTCATAACGAGTAGAATTAGTGATGTCTTTGTTTCAACCGATATTGTTGACTCAAATTATATAACAAGTAGAATCAATGGAATTTATCCTATAACAAATACTGTTACAAGATTTAAGTTTACTTCGGATTCTAATCAATCTATATTTACCGGAGCTGATTCTGCAGGTAATATATTATCATTTGACAGTCAAAATGTTAATGTATTCTTAAACGGTATATTTTTAGAAAAGGGTGCTGATTATACTACCTCTGGTGGTAACACCATTACAATGACACCGCCACTTCCTATAGATCAAGATGTAGTAATACAAAACATTTCTATTAGATCACAGTTACTTGTTGGTTCAGATACAATACTAGAAGTTCTTAATGATGGTGTTCTTCAATCACAAGTTGATTCAGCTTATATTTCTCAGAGAATTGGAGAAATATATGGCGGCGGAAGATCATTTGATAATTATAGATATGTATCAACGGAAGGTCAAGCAATATATACAGGTAATGATATTAACGGTAATGCATTATCTTTTACAGATGCTGGAGTTCAAGTACATTTAAACGGTATTCTTCTTACTCAAACACAAGATTATACTACATCAGCAGGAAATTCAATAACACTTCTTGATTCAATTGGTGCTGGTAATGAAATAATTATTAATAGTTTTGAAACAAAGTTTACGGTAGATTTAGCAACATCCGTTGTAGACTCATCATATGTTATAGCCAGAATACCAAATTATTCAACCACTACAAATATTAATAAATTTAAATTTACAACAACCGGACCACAAACAGTATTTACTGGAACCGACGATGCAGGAAATACTTTATCATTTGATTCTGATAACATTCTAGTGTTTATGAATGGTGTAAATTTATATCAAGGTGGAGATTTTACAACATCCGGCGGTAATACAATTACCTTAAATGAACCTACGGATTCTAATTTTGAAATAGTAGTAAATAATTTTGATAAGTATTTTAATACTGTTTTAAGTACAATTGATTCAGCCTATGTTACAGCAAGAATACCGCAATATGGTGCTACTTCTACGGTTGATCGTTATAGATTTGTTGCAACCGCAAACCAAACGGTATTTAGTGGAACAGACGCCGATGGTGGAACACTTTCCTATACGGCTGATCAAGTTCAAGTATTCTTAAATGGTATCTTACTTACGCCCACTACAGACTATACCGCTTCGAATGGAACTTCAATAACGTTAACAGATCCAGCTTCCGCAGGATTTGAAATTATCGTATATGATTATACAAAACAATTTAATGTTAATGTTATTGAACCAAGTAGCGTTAGTTGGCAGATTGTTACTACTACACCGTTTACCGCGCCTTCAAACTCTAAATTAATTGTTAACACTTCATCACCGAAAACTATTAATCTTCCGTCATCACCTTCTTTAGGAAATGAAATAAGAATAGTTGACGGTGATGGAACAGCAGCTACTAATAATATTACTATTTCATCATCCAATAAAATTATAGGTAGTGATTCAGATTTCATAATAGATATAAATGATGCAAATATTGAGCTAGTCTATTATAACGCAACTCGCGGTTGGATATTAACGGATAAGTAGGTAAAATATGGCAAGATTATCAGACATAAAAACTAATGAGATTACTGAAGACCTAGGAGTAAGCGGCGGTGCTACTCCTGTAGCTAATGATGCAGCTTTACCAACTGCTGGTAACTCAACAGGTGATCTTAAATTTAATGAAGCTAAGAAAACAGTTCATGTTTGGGATGGAACTGAGTGGGATAGAATCTTATCTGGTACCGATGGTTCTCCAGTTTGGTATGATTCGAGTACAGGTGCTTATTTGTCAAGACCCAATACAACATCATTAAAAACATTTGATTCAATGCTATCAAATGACTCAGCGGCACTAGATTTTACGGTAACCGCAATAGATCCTGAAGGATTTCCTATTACTTATGCTTATGATGTTTTTCCAGCAAATCCGAGTCAACTTTTTAGTATTACACAGCCGGCGGGAACTAGTGTAGGTAGGTATGTAGTTACACCTAATATTTCAGATTCTTCACACAATCCGGGCGATTTTAATATGAGATTAAGAGCATCGGATGGAGTAAGAACAATATCAGATGTAATACAATTTAGTTTAGAGTATGGTCCTGCAAATGCCTTTGCAGCTCTTTATAGTACTGCTACAGGTGGTACAATACGTTATATTCAAGGCGGCACAGATGAAATTAATGCAACAGATCTTACAAGCTTAGTTGACACTACTGTGAATTCTGGAGACGTTATATTTTTACAGAAAGCACCAGGATCTAATTACGGTCACTTTAAGTATATAGGAAGTGCTGGAGCTAATAGTAATATGTGGGCTAATAAAGCATTTGCATTTGTTGGAGGTGGATTAGAACCAGATAATATTTTCATATGGCACGACCACGACGGAAACGTTGCTACAAGAGATCATGCTATATTTGCTAGTTCTTCATCTGGTGCGACTGGAACCGAAACATATAGACAGTTTGCATTCAACTTGACATATCATCGTCACCGGACTAGTAACACAAACTATGAATGTTCACTTTGTATGAGTCCCGCAAGTGGTGGTGGCACCATGTTAAATTGTATTATTGATTTGAATGGAGGTAATGTATCATGGCACTATGATAATACTGCTAGTTCTGCATATAGACGATCATTTAAGCACTGTACTTTCTTAAATTATGGAAATTGGATAGCCCCTTACTCTGGTTCTGATGCAGCAGTTAGAATTATAGATTGTGCTTTTCAGGGTGGTTATCATTCCAGTGCTACATTCTTAGGTACTCAGGGTACCAGTATTGATTTGGATGGATGGACTTATGATACGTATAGTAATGCAGGTGTGGATATTAAAGCAAATGATACTAACATAGCTAATGGAGTCTATGGTCATATGAAAGATTTAAATAGTGTTACCGCTTCAAATATTAATTTTGATAACTATCAAGATGTTAATACTTAGGGAATAAAAAATGGCAACTAGAGCAAGAAACTTAGCAAACTTACTTGGAAACACTTCTAGGACTGAGTCTACTATACCTGTATCATCGATACCGGAAGGTGTAAGCGGCGCTTCCCCTGTAGCTAATGACGCGGCTTTACCTACAACCGGTAACTCAACTGGGAATCTTAAATTTAATGAGGCCAAGAAAACTGTTCATGTTTGGGATGGCACAGAATGGGATAGAATCTTATCTGGTATAGACGGAGCACCTATATGGGATAGTAATGGAACAGCAGTTAGTACTCCACGCTCAATGTCATCGCCACTTAATTTTGATGGAGTTTTAAGTGCCGACTCTGCAGCAATAACTCTTAATGTTAACGCAGTAGATCCTGACGGATTTCCTATTAAATATGCGTATGATCAGTATCCTGTTTCAAATAATATAATAGCTAGTGTAACTCATGAAAGTGCTGGTATAGGTAGATTTACCATAACTCCTAACTTTATGGCGGGTGAAAGTAATGAAACCGAAACCGCCAGTTTTAGAGCCATAGCATCAGACGGCGCGAGAGTAACAACCGCATCTCTTGTGTTTAGTATACAATATGGAGCTTTCACTATTTATAAAGTTGGTGGAGCAGGTCCTGGGTATTGGGGAACACAATATGGTTCCGCTTGGGATTATGGGATGACTAATGTAGGAACAAGCTATAATGGTGCAGGCGGCGTAAATATATTAAATGAGTTTGGAGAGTACTATCTTTTACCAAAGAAAAACTTTTCTGCACGCCTCAAAATGTGGGGAGCAGCTGGATCAACTAGTTCTGATGGTTTTGCTGGTCAGGGTGATGATTGGGTGGCATTCGGCACATCCACTGGTACAGGTTACGGTGGATACACATACGCTGATATGGATTTTGTAAAAGATCAGTGGTATACTATTATAGTTGGAGAAGGTGGGGCTTTTGGAACCGATAATAGAAACTCACACGGTCCTCCCGGATCATTTGGTGGCGGAGGATATACCGGAAGAGCTAATTTTGGAGGAGGTCATGAACACGGCAGAGGAGCTGGCGGTGGCTTAACTGGTATATTCCTTGGAAGACATTTTCCTGATGTGACTTCAGCTCACGCAGCATCACTATTAATTGCTGGCGGTGGCGGTGGTGGATTTGGTCAAGTTCATGGCGGAGGATCCGGAGGAGGAACTTCGGGTACTGGAGGCCAGGCTGGTGGTTCTGCCACCGGCGGAGGCGCTGGAACACAATCTGGCGGCGGAGGTCAAGGAGGTTCATATGCTGGATACGGTGGAGCTAAGACCAACGGCTCAGCTTTACAGGGTGGTTACATGGCAAGAACTAACACAGGCGTAGGCGGCGGCGGAGGCGGAGGCTACTACGGCGGAGGCCCGGGTGGTGGAAACAACTATGCCGGCGGTACCGGCGGCGGTGGATCCGGATATGTAAAATCAGATCCTAGTATAACAAACAGTGGTATGGGTACTCCACCAGCAAGCAACGTAGATGCTGATCTACCAGGAATAAACGAACCCGAATGGGGCGACAGAGCCGGTGTAGGAAACTATGATCATGGTTCAAATGGTGTAGATCCATTTTCAGGTACTAACCCAGAAACTGATATATCATATTGGATGAGAACTTCACCCGGCAGATTCGTAATTACGCCGTTATAAGGAACGAAGAAATGGCATTATCAAGAGCAAGAAACTTAGCAAACTTTACACCACCAACAAAATCTTTGAAAGGTTAAAATCTTATAAATATAACTAATAAATTTATTAAATTGGATGGGAAACTGATGACCGATAATCTTGAGGGGCGTCTCGACAGAATAGAGGATAAGATGGACAAAATGGCAGAAGCTCTTGTCACACTTGCTCGTTTTGAAGAGAAAATGGATGCTTATAATGAGTATCGTCAAAATTCGTGGGAACGAATGAATAAGTTTTCAGAAAAGTTAGATAGAATCGAAAAGACAGTTGAAGAAAATGCTCATACTGTTGCTATAATTAATAAACTTTTTTGGGTCGCGATTGTGGCGGCTGCTGGCGCAATAGCCACACAGATCTGGATGTAAGGAGAATATATATATGGAACTTAACTTTAAAAATTTAGCCAGCGCATATTTAAAAATATTAGAAGGTTATGATTTTGTCATCCCCGAAGATGTGCCTGCTAACGAAAGAACAGCATTTCACGGTGCCGCAGCAGCAGCGCATAAAGCCGGAAAATCACACTTTGATTTTGGTGGTAAAAAATATCCAGTAACAATGAAGAAAGATGCTGCAAAGGCAATTAATTCTGAAGTTCAAAAAGAAGCAAAAGAAGATGCTGAACCAGAAGCTTCTAGTGAAGTTGACGGGAACGATGAAAAAGATTCAGGATCTAAAAAAGTTCCATGCCCAAAGTGTGAAGGAAAAGGTTGCGCACACTGCGATAACAAAGGTTATCACATGTCTAAGGTTGAAACTAAAGTTACTGAAGGTAATATGGACGGAATGTGCTGCAAAGACTGCGGTGATATGTTTGGCCAACCCACAGAAGGTAATTGCACATATGATGCATATGACCCAAAGGGCAAGAACTGGATTAAAGCTGAAAAACAGCACGAGTCTGTAGAAGAATCCGCTATTAAAGAATTAACTGCTGCAGAAAAAAAATTAGTAAATCAAATGTATAATAAAGACGGAACTTTAACCGACATCGGTAAAAAAGTAATGAATCATGGTAAAAAACCTGGAGATAAGGGTTATATAGAAAGTACAAACGAAGATACTAATTTTGTACCACATAGTAACTGCCCGTGTGGAGATGATTGTAACTGTGATCCATGCACTTGTGCAGAAGTAAAAGAAGAAAAACAAATTGATGAAATCTCTCGTAGCATGACACCAATGAGAAATAGATTTGGTGGAAATGTAGATCCTAAAAAGTTTGATACATATAAGAAATATATGAAAACACATAAGTTGGATGAACCAACTGTACGTATGATTCATCAAAATCCAGATGATGCTGAATCAAAGCGTATGATGAAGAATCCAAAGTATGCTCAGGCAGTAAGTTTATATAAAGCTTCAATGAAAAATGAATCAACACAAGTTGATGAGATCTCTGCTGACCTAGCTAAAAGAGCGTTGGATAAAAGAGACTCACAGGCTAATAGATTAGGAAGTGCTGCCAAACGTGCAGCTGCTTTAAAAAATAGATCGCTAGACAAAGCCAGACAAAGGCGTGATCGTGAAATGGGCACGAATATGCATAAAGACGCAGAAATTAAGAAACACACTGATACTGCCAAACGTGCAGGGCATGTCGGTAGTAATCTTCATTATGCTGCAAGAAAAGCTGACAAAAAAGCTGATAAGACTTATGACTATATGAAAAAGCGTGGCATGAAAACAGAAGAATTAGAACTTGATGAAAAGAAAATAAAATTAACGCCTAAAGATATTAAAAGGGCCATTGCAAGTATTAAACCTCCTAAAAAGAAACCAACTTTACCAAAGGCTCCTTGGGATAAAAAGGAAGAAGTCGAAATGAAAAAAGAAAGCGTAAATCGCGACAATTGGATTGAAGCTCTTCAAAGTAAAAAATTACAAGAAGCTGAAGATGCTAAAACAAAAACATCCGCACCTACAGCAAATCATAAATCGGATGATGCTACACGTGATACATATGACAAACAATTATCTACTCGTAAGGGTGAAAAAGATTTTGTAGATATGCATAATCCGGAAACTCCAGAGTTTGCAGATGTAAATAGAGTATTGCCAAAAACTTTTGCCGCATATACAGCAGGTGTAAAAGCTGGTGGCGGAAAAACAAATGATGCACCAGGCGATAAGACTATGCCTAAAAATGATGGGAAGTAAACAAAAAACTCTATGAAACTTTTTAATGAATTGAATGAAGAAAATTTTACACTATATGCAATTAAAAATTATTATAATCCAAAATGTATTGATGTTGAAGAATTTTATGAAGATCTAAATAGATTTAAATATGTTAAAAGATTAGTGAATAGATATTTAGATAGTGGCAAATTATCCGAAAGATTAATACTAAATCATTTAATAGTTATTTTTAATGCATTTGATATTGAAGCATCTTTAAAAATGTTAGAATATAAATTAGATGATGAACATTGGTGTGTAATTAAGCCTTTTTTAATTTTTCTACGTCATATTAAAAATAATCAATATACTGGCATTAGTATGGATGAAAAAGTAATAGAAGCATTAAGGAAAATATAATATGGGAATGATCCAACGCGCCGGCGATTTAATCTATACATTTAGATTCTTAACACTTCTTGTGACACCATTTGAAAAAACAAAAGCATTTGAACTTGGTATTATTGATGAAGAAGGTAAAAGAATTAAATCTGTTAAATTGGATGACAGAGAAAAGAAAAGTGCATATACACCTTTTCACAGATTAGTTTTTAATGTAAAAAAATTACTTGCAAAAGCCCCCGGTGGTAAATCTTCGGTTGCTTCTTATGCAGCAGCTTTATATCTTATAAAAGAAAAATTAGATTTATCAGATTCTTCAATTAAAAAAATCATAAAAGAAACTGGTTACTCACCAATTGATTTTCTCAATGAAGATAGTCAATGGTTTATATCAGAAAATTATATGTTATCCCCTGGTGTTTACCGTTTAAAGTATGATAAAGTTGTAAATAGTACTATTGAAGAATTAGTGAAAGCAAAAGATCAAATAAGAGTATTACCGGAATCATATCCTATTGGTGAAATGTTTGGTTTACATATTTATGAAGCAGAACATATTGCTACCCGCCAAAAAGTTTATCTTACACTAGAGGAGCTTATTCGATGAAACCGCCTAGTTGGAAAAAAGCAGGTCCCGATGGAGAAATAGAAATTAAATTTCCGACAGGCCGCCGTTTTAAAATAGAAAAATTTTATGATGAGAATTTGAGAACAGGAAATATTCGTCATAAAGGGGAGTGGAATGTATATGAATGGAACCCCCGTACAAGAGATTGGGAGTGGGGCGATACTTACAAGCCTAAAGGATATGCTAAACAACAAGTAATGGATTCGGGGCAGTATAATAAACAGGGCAAAAAAGTTGCCGATTATTCAGACTCTTTTAAATATGAATCAGTTAATGAAAATATTAAACCTCATCCAGATGTTATCAAAGCTTATAAAAAGACAAGAGATGCCGATGATCAAGCCGCGGATTATAACTATAGAGGGAATAAAGCCAGAGTAACAAGAGCGGCTAATCATTTATCAAATATGATTAAGAAACATCATCCAGATTTAAATTCTCAAGAAAAAATTAATCTACGCACTAAACTTCAAAATATGGATGAAAATGCTGGATTATGGGCAAATATTCGTGCTAAAAGAGCACGAGGTGAAAGAATGCGTAAAAAGGGCGAAAAAGGTGCTCCTACTGATGCTCAAATTAAAAGAATTAAAGATAAATCAAAAACCGAAGATACTACTACAGCAAGTGTAGCAATGCCCCCAACTGCAGTATTTAAAGCTATTAATGTAACAGATAAAAGACGTAGAAAGGATAGTCCTCCGGTTATTCTTAAAAGATTCCGTGGCTTTATGAAAGACAATGCTTAAATTATATCTTTTAATATTTGTTATTGGTACTATCGGTGGTGGAGGGTTTATTGCATATAAAACTTATACTGATATGCAAAATAAAATTATTATACTCTCATCTCAGAATCAACAACTAAAAGATGCTACCGAACAACAAGAGGAAGCAATGGCTTCATTACAAGCAGATTTTAAAAAAGCTAATGAAGAACTGAATAGAGTAAATACAGAGTTTGCAAGAATAAGAGAACAGAATAATTTATTATCAAATAAGCTTGCTAATATTGATCTTGGAATAATGGCTGTAAGAGATCCTGATGATATTGAGTTTAAAGTAAATAGAGGTACAGTTAATGCCGGGAGATGTTTTGAATTATTAAGTGGTGCTGAATTAAATGATATAGAAAAAGGAGCAAAAGATGCTAAAGACTTTAACCGCGAGTGCCCTTGGCTTTATGATGATTATAAGTCTAGGGGCATGCTCAACGAAACAGCCGATACAGGAGATAACAATATCAACGAAACCAATTGAAAAACCTAAATTGGTTTTACCTAAAGTTGATAAATTAAATATTAGACAAGTAGAATGGGTTGTTATAAATGAAGACAATCTTGAAGAAGAAATACAAAAGATAAAAGAAACCGGTCAACCTATAGGATTATTTGCTCTTACTGGAAAGGGCTATCAAAATCTTGCATTAAATTTTAGTGATATTAGAGCAATGGTGCAACAGCAACAACAAATTATTGCTGCATATGAAACATATTATCAAGAAGCAGAAAAGAAATTAGACGAAGCAGTAGTAGTGGAGTAAGATAATATGTTAGAAAGATTATTTTCAGATACACTCTGGATTTATACATCAATAGCAGGAGCATTATTAGGTGCTGCATTCCTAGCTTATTTTAAAGAAACAAGAGCAGGTCTTTGGTCTTATGCTAAATTAGATCAATTTTTAGATTATCTTGTAGAAAGATGGGGTTTAACATGGCTTGAACAACCTGAAGATGCTTGGAGAAAAAAATATCCTAAAATTACTAAAAAAATTGATGCTATTGAAGCACGACTTGACAAACTTGAAAAATAGTATAAATAGTAGAAAATAACGAGTGAGTGTATCATGGCTTCAAACGCTAGAAATCTTTCAAAGCTTCTGGGAACTTCAACACAGGTTCCTACTACCGCATTACCTCAAGCGATTGCTGATCTTGAAACGATCGGTACTTCCCTATCTGGCGGTGATATTGCACCAAAGAATATTTCATCAAACACTCTCACTCAATCTTTTGATTCTAATCAGACCGTAAACTTTATAATGTCTGATAGTATTGATACTATTAGTCCTATCATATCTGTATTTAAAGAGGTTTCTCAACCGGGTATAAGTAGCAAAGGCAACTGGGACGTTAATGCTAATGCAACTAATTACGAGTTCTTTGATGAAAAACCAATTTCTTATTCATCGATTAGTTTAACACCAAGTGCAACTGGTGATGGTACTTTTACGAGTAGTAATCCAGTTGTTTCAGGATATGTTATTGCAAACGCTTCATTAGACTCAGATAGTTTTGATCCAAGTTCTCAGGAAACTAGCCCACAAGGTCTTGACATAAGCCCAGATGGTACAAAGCTAATAGTTGTAGGTGCCACAGATGATGCCTTAGACTATTATACGTTGAGCACGCCTTTTGATCTTAGTTCAGCTACACACGGTGGCACAACTTCGACTATTAATTCAAATCCATATGGTTGTAGATTTAGTTCAACAGGTCATAAAATTTTTGTGTCTCGAAATCAAGCCGATGATGTGTATGAAATACCTCTTAGTACTAATTATGATGCTTCTACAGCAGGTGCATTTCAAAGTAGTGGAAATCTGACCACACTTAGTGGTAACGCTCAAGCTGACTTTAATGGTATTCATTTTAGTTCAGATGGGACAAAAATGTTTAGTTGTGATGAAGCTAACAATAAAGTTCATGAATATACTCTTTCAACAGCATGGGATATTACAACTTTATCATATGTTCATGCATTTGATATTTCTTCACAAGATACAATTGTTAATGATTTAGCATTTACTGACGATGGTACACGTATGTTTATATTGGGCTCGCAAACCGGATATATTTATGAGTACGGCTTAACTCAAGCTTGGGATGTAAGCTCAGCATCTTACTCAAATATTAGCCTTGCACAAACAAATGGCAGGGGAATGACATTTAGTAATTCCGGGCAAAAGATGTATCTTGCTAAAATTAGTGACGCCGAGCTCATCCGCTACAGTACAAGCTCTTCGACTGCTTTCAATTCATCTGACGTAGGCAAAAAAGTTGTAGGTAACTCTGGTACTGCGGTAATTACTTCTACTGCTGGTGCATATAAATCGGTCACTGCCTTTGCAGATACTTCTACAATTTCTTCTTGGCAGTTATTTGGTGCTGAAGGTAAGTCTGATGGGACTGGTATATCTTTAACTGCATCTGCATCTGGTGCATTTAATGTATCCGGAGCTTCGGACACGGGCCGCACTGGAGAAATAGGTCCTATAATGCGGGCTGTAACAGGTAATGAATATACCTCCAGTCAAACAAATGGTGCTTACATGAAACCTGATGGAACACAATTTTTCATCAATTATGGTGGGGCGCAGAATTTAGGTAGATACATATATTCTGTACCTCTTACAACTGCTTATGATATTAGTACAGTAACTTCAACCGGTGCAGTTCAAGGTAATATTAATACTGATCCAAGTATGGTCCAATACGGTGGTATTTTCATAAGTCCTGATGGAACAAAACTGTATTTTACAGATCCTGACTATACTAATAGCGCCATTCTTCAGTATAATATGTCCACTGCATGGGCAGTCAACACTATGTCTCTTGCTACTAAGAAAACAGTTACTAATGCTTATCTGAGAGTTCCGAAAGGAATTTTTTTCTCTCAAGATGGAACTAAAATGTTTCTTTGCACAGTAAACTTTAATATTGACGCAAATGGAGTTTTACATTTAGTAAGAATGACTCTTTCAACTGCCTGGGATTTATCAACAGCCGGAACTGCTCCAGATACCAATCAATATATAGATATGAGTAATGTTACAAGTAATGGCGCTGCTAGAATTACAGGTGCAGGGCAAATTAATTCCGATGGGACCAAAATAGTTTTTGTTAACAGCGTACCTTCATCTCCTGAGTTTGTATTAATAGAATTAAGTACACCTTATGATTTAACTACTGCTACTTTTACAGACTATTCACCACCTGGTGGTACTGGTTATGGTAATGGAGCGTTTGTAATTCAAAATGGATTAAAAGCTTATTTGAAATCTGGTTCTACTTCTCAAAACTTTTATCATGAATATGATATTGGTGAACTTGCAAAAGTACCTTATAATCAATACTCTCCAGCTCTTACAAATTCATCTAACGGTCAGATCAACTCGTCTACTTGGCTAGATATTAACTCCATGACTGCAGATGAAACCAAAAATGACGGCGATATTTTCTATGCTGTTTCAACGGACAATAGAACAAGCTGGGGTGTAGCTAAAGCATCAGACGGTGTAAGAAAGATTGCAAGAAATAACTCTGGAACTTGGCAGTATAACAATGATTCTGGAACAACTGTTACAGTAGGATTTGATATTGCAAATGCATCTTACGATAGTAAAAGTTTGAATGCTAGTGGATATGAAACATTTCTACGAGGAGTAGATATTAGTAGTGATGGTCAACATTTAATTATAACTGGTTCAACTTCTGATGATTTGCATTATTATACCCTTTCAACCGCTTTTGATGTAAGTACAGCTTCTTATGTAAATAAAATTGACCCTCATGGAACTGTTCCTACATCATGTAGATTTTCTTCTACCGGTCACAAAGTATTTATTTGTGATGGTAATACATATAAAGTTGAAAGTTTTGATCTTAGTACTGCTTATGATCTTTCAACTGCAAGCTCAGGAACAACCAGCACTGCTTTAACCACTGTTAGTAGCAACGCTCAAACAACTGTTTTTGATTTTAACTTTAATAATGACGGGACTAAAATGTTTTCCATTGATAGAAATGGATATAAAATTCACGAATATACTCTTTCTACAGCATGGGACATAACTAATTTAACTTATGTTGATGCATATACTTTTACAGCATATAGTGAAAGCTTTGCCTTTAGTAGCGATGGTACTAAATTATTCATACTTAACCAGTCTGGTAATGATAAAGTTGAGTTACATAATTTAAGCGTTGCTTTTGACATAAGTACAGCTTCTATATCTTCTCCATTAGTATCATATGATGTATCTTCACAAGATAATACTTCATATGGAATATGTTTCGGCAACAACGGTCAGAAAATGTATATTGCTGGTAGCGATTATGAAACAGTATATCAATATTCTACAGGCTCAACTACTGTTGGTTATTCCATATCTGAAACTTGGGTCAATGGTACAAACAACAACGAACATGCCACGCTGCAGCAAGCTTTAGGTGCGCAATCGTTCAATAGAATGAATAAGGCTCAATTAGACGCAGTGGCTGATGGTTATCACTTCAGTCAAGACAGTGCAGACACTCTTGATTTGATGATTGCTCCTTATGCAGCTTCTGGCGAAAGTCCTATTTCAGACGGTGTCACGATTAACTATGATGCAGAAGCTTTAGTTAGAGAAGCTGTAGCTGGTACAGATTATATCGCAGAATTTCCATCTCCAAACAGACTGGACATCAAGTCGCTCATAAACGGTAACCTCAAGATAAGGGCTCAGTAATGCCAAGTAAATCTTTATCATTTGCTAAATTATTAGGATCAGATAATAAGTTGTCTACGGATACTTTTTCAGATAATGTTTCTACGATTGAACAAGCTTCGAATACCGATGTATTAACTAACTTAGGTAATGCTGTTGGAGATCAGAGACTGGTAGGAAGTAATCTTTACATCTGGAACGGAACAGGCTGGTATAGGATTGCTTTAATCAATCAAACTCCTACTTGGGATTCTGGTGGACAACCTTCCACATCTTATGAATTAGATGCTGATAGTCCTCAAGATGCAACCATCATAGTCCTTGCTGCATCCGATCCAGACGGTCTGCCAATTGTGTACTCTTACGTAACTAGTGGATCTATGGACAGTATGGCTACTATTAGTCAAGATTCAAGTGTATTTACGATCACACCTAAAACTGTTACTGAAGTAGGAGGAGCCGTTGAATTAACTGGGTCGATTACATTTAGAGCATCAGACGGTATTAATATTCTTCCTAGTGTATCAAGTTTTACACTTAATTTTATTACTATTATAGAAAATAGCAAATATACAACTTTATTAGCAACAGCAGTTGATACATCTGACAACAATAACATAACTGATTCTTCAACAAACAATCAGACGATTACGGTAACTGGAGATGTTCATGCTGGTACGTTTAGTCCGTATCGGCATGGTGGATATAGTACTTACTTTGATGGGTCTGGGGATAGTTTAGCTATTGCAGATGACGCAAGTTTAGAGTTTGGTTCCGACAATTTTACCTTAGAAATGTGGTATAAAGGTTCTGACACTGATCAATATGCAACACTGACAGCAAAAGGGACTACAGTGTTTAGCAGCGGTAACTGGTCGTTGATGTTGAACCACACTGTTACGGGGGACATAGCATTTTATGTGTATGAATACAGCGTCAGTGCGCCGATACTTATTACTGGCGATGTCCATTCTTCCGATAATAATTGGACCCATATTGCTGTGGTTAGGTCTGGGTCTAGTTGGAATTTATATGTTAATGGGACGTCACAAGCAAATAGAACATCCTCTATCACACTAGCCAACAGTAGTGCCAATCTTGGTATTGGTGCAGACCTTTATTATGGACGAAATTTAGCGGGGTATATTTCTGATTATCGTATTGTTAATGGAGCCGCTCTTTACACATCCGCATTCACCCCACCAACTGAACGCCTTACTGCAGTAACAAACACTTCTCTACTTACCTGCCACCTTCCATATATAGCTGATGGCTCTTCCAATGGTCACTCAATCACAATAAACGGTAATACTTCAACAAAACCATTCGGCCCTTATGATTACAATGAATACGAAGCAGCAGATCATGGCGGGTCTGTTTATTTTGATGGGACTGGGGATTTATTAACTATTACCAATGATGCCGCATTAGATTTTGGTACTGGAGATTTTACTATTGAAGCATGGGTCTATAATACAGGAACGGATTACTTTAGTATTTGGCAAAACGCTCCTGTTCTAACAACAACAGATACGAGCCGAGCATTCTTTGGCATTCAAGCCACTAACGGTTCAGTTAGTTTTGCTAGACATGCTGGAGGAGGCTCCATAGTTACAAGTTCGAATGTTGCTCCTAAAAATCAGTGGAATCATGTCGTTTTAGTTAGAGATTCAACATCAGTAAGAATATATGTCAATGGCGTAGAAGAAGCCTCCACAACCGATACAGCTCTTACCAGTTACGGCTTTGGACAACATACTATTACGGTTGGATACAGAATAACACCAAATTATGGGCAAGGGTATATATCCGATTTAAAAACTGTAAAGGGAACTGCTTTATATACCGCAAACTTTACACCACCAACAGTACCGCTAACAGCAACTAGTGGTACTGGTTTACTACTTAGCGGAACAGACGCTTCTATTATTGATAAATCACAAACCAGTAATCTACAGCTTGTCGGAAACACTACTGGTTCAACGACTCAGGTTAAGTTTGCGGATACTAAGTCAATGTATTTTGATGGAAATGCAGATGAAATAGCATACACAGTGCCTACGCTGAGCGGAGATTTTACATTTGAGGCGTTTATTTACCCCGAAAGCCAAATACAATCATTTCCAATTTGTTTTACCTCTGTTTGGGATGCTACGGTTGGTAATAGGATAGTGCTTTCTTATGATACTTCGACCGATGTAGATAAGTTTAGTTGTAGAGTTGGAAGTAATTTTATTGTTCCCAGCAGCACAAGTTCAACAGGTCAGTGGTATCATGTAGCCGTTGTAAGGTCGGGTTCCACTGTTAGTATGTATATAGACGGAATACGAATAGGCACTCAAACCTATTCTGGTAGTATTTCTTCTCGCACGGGATACATAGGGGGCAATATTTCAAATAGCACAGGTGGAGCATTTAAAGGTTACATTCAAGACTTCCGCTTCACCAAAGGCCTAGCAAGATACACCGCAGACTTTACACCGCCAACAAAACCACTTAAAGGTTAATATAGATAGACTATATAAATAATATTACAATTTTTACTAACGGAGAATGAAATGAATAATGAACTTACAATCCAAGATTTGGCTGTAATGAGATCAATCATTGATGCAGCAACTCGAGGAGGAGTATTTAAAGCACAAGATTTAAGTGCTGTTGGAGTGGTACACGATAAACTTAATAATATTATCGAAACTTTTATAGAAAAAAATAAAGAAACTACTGAAAATGAAAAAGTAGCTGAAGAAGCCGCTACAGAATAAATAATGTTTTTTGTTATGTCCTGCTAACAGAGAGGATTTAACATGGCAGCAGCAAAGACACTCACACCCGATTCCAAGTATGCAGCACTTGATGTAGATGGTGACGGTATTATAACAGATGAAGAAATGGCAAGAGCAAAAGAAATAGCAGAATTTGAACATACTATTGAAATGAGAAGAAACGAAGATGCAAAGGAAGACCAGATTCGTAAGATGGCCTGGTTTGCACTTTGGGGAATGCTTTTATATCCAGTAGGTATTATTATAACAGGATACTTTGGATTGGAGACAGCCGCCAATCTATTAAGCGATATTGCTCCTACATACTTTGTAGCTATTTCTGCTTTGGTTGCAGCATTCTTTGGAGCACAGGCTTATACAAAAGGAAAATAAAATATGCCATCAAGAGGGCAACAGCTAGGTAAACTTCTTAATACTTCAGGTGATATAGTAGAAACATCATTACCTCCTAAGATTGAAACTTTTTCTCAATCGGTTTCTAATACCGGTAAGATAGAAGCAGCAGCTTTGGGTGATGATGTTTCTACAATTGAACAAGTTTCTGATACAAACTCCTTGTCGGCATCAGGTAATACTGTCGGTGATCAAAGATTGGTAGGAAGTAATCTTTACATCTGGAATGGAACGGGCTGGTACAGGATTGCTTTGATTAACACCACACCTACGTGGGACTCTGGAGGGCAACCCGCTGCATCTTATGCATTAGATGCTGACAGTCCACAGGATGCTACCGTTATCACATTAGCCGCTTCAGATCCAGAAGGTCTTCCCATATCATATTCTTATGTTACATCTGGTTCAATGGATAGCATGTCTACTATCAGTCAAGACTCATCTGTCTTTACAATTACACCTAAAACTGTTACCGAAGTAGGAGAAGGTGTAACTTTAACTGGATCAATTACATTTAGAGCATCAGACGGTATTAATATTCTTCCTAGTGTATCAAGCTTTACTCTTATTTTTATCACCACAATACAAAATAGCAAATATACAACTTTACTAGCAACAGCAACTGATACAGGTGATAATAATGACATTACCGACTCATCCACTAACAACCACGCTATTGCCGTAAACGGTGATGCTCATGCTGGTACGTTTAGTCCCTATCGTCATGGTGGATATAGCACTTACTTTGATGGGTCTGGGGATTATTTAAGTGTTCCTGACGATGCTTCGCTAGATTTAGGTACAGGCGACTTTACTTTAGAAGCTTGGGTTCGTATGGATAGTACATCAGGTAATAGAATAATTTTTGAAAGATATACTTCTGGAAATAATGGAAGCTTCCAATTGTACTATAGAGATACTGGCAACTCTATAGCTTTCTGGACTGTGGCCGACGGTGTTATTGCTCAAGATCCAAGTTCTTCTACTATTAAAGTAGGCTTTTGGCACCATATAGTTGCTACTAGAGAGAGTGGTACTTTAAAATTATATGTCGATGGTTCTCAAGTAGCATCTGCTTCATGCACAACAAATTTTGATAGCACGTTATCTTTAACGGTTGGTGCGCAGGTAAGTACTGGAACAAATTACTTTGGCGGTTATATATCTGATTGCCGGATAGTTAATGGTACTGCTCTTTACACATCAGCATTCACTCCACCTACCGAACGCCTTACTGATGTCTCAGGAACAGGATATTCTACTTCTCTACTTACCTGCCACCTTCCATACATAGCAGACGGTTCCTCTAACGGTCACACGATCACAATAAACGGCAACACCTCAACAAAACCATTCAGCCCATACGACAACTTAGAATACTCAGTAGTAGATTACGGAGGTTCTGTATATTTCGATGGAACTGGAGATTATTTAACGGCAGGAAGTCAGGCTAATTGGAAATTTTTAAATGATGGTTCTACAGATTATACAGTAGAAGCATGGTTTTATCCTACAAGCACAGCATCTCGTATGGAGATAATATCCACTAATACAAACACAGTAAACAACGGTTATGGTGTTACATTCATAACATCTCTAAGCGGTGATGGTGCTATAATATATCAGATAGCAAATGGAGTAGATGGTCAGTCTTTTAAAATTACAACGGATCCTAATGTAGTTACAGCAAACACATGGAATCATGTTGCTGTAACTCTTAATGTTTCTGGTCAAGAATTAAAAGTGTATGTGAACGGAAAATTAGTAAAAACTGAGACTAGGTGGGGTATAAACGGTCTCTACTATGCTACTACATTTAATTACGGCAATTCTAATCCAAATTTTACTTTAAATATTGGAAGATGGGTCGGCACTGTTTCTGGAAATGGTGGCTACGCAAATGGCAATATACAAGATCTTCGTATTACTAAATCGCGGGTATATACTACAGATTTTACTCCACCAACAGCACCACTATCTACCATAACAAACACTGATTTTCTTCTTAACGGAACAGATGCTTCCATCATAGATAAGTCTCAAAACGCTAACCTAAAGCTGGTTGGTAATACTACTGGTTCAACAACTCAGGTTAAGTTTGCGGATACTAAGTCAATGTATTTTGATGGGACGGGCGATTATATAACATCTAGTGTAGTAAGTTTTGGTAATTCATTTACTGCTGAAGCTTGGATTTACCAACCAGTCACAGCAGGAACGGGTGCCAGCGCAGATGATGTTTTTAGTGTATGGAACAACAGTAATGGCCAGAAATCATTTATACTTCGCATTGACGGAACATCTCTGATGTTATATGCAAGTTATGATGGAACCACAAACAATATTTCTGCATTGTCAGGTGGCACTATTAATACAAATACATGGCACCATATTGCATTAACTTGGGATGGTAGCAACTACAGGTTATTTGTAGATGGCACAGTGGTACAAACTCAAGCCAGCTCAACTGCTCCTTATTCTTCAAATGACCCACTCCAAATAGGTTCAAGTAAGTCTGGAGCAAGTGGGGCCCAAGACGGGTTTTATCAGGGATATATTCAAGACGCTAGATTTACCAGTGGTCTAGCAAGATACACCGCAAACTTTACACCACCAACAGAACCACTTAAAGGATAGTATTCCCTATTCTCAACCAAGTACTCTTTTATTATAATATTTTTTTTAATAGATGTAAATAAAAAAATAACAATATTTAGTAATTTTTTTGAAAAAAATAGCTCATATAGATATTTACAAAAACCTTGTAATACTATATAATAGTACCAACAACTAAACAATACATACAACTGCACTTTATTACAATACCATAATTTTAATTAGTTATGGTATAGTATTTTTCGTGCTATAAAAAGAAAGATGCCAATGTTATTTCAAGAACAAATAGCCAGAAAACCAGACCTTTATCCTTGGACTAAAGATTTTATTGAAGCAATTTGGAAAGGATTTTGGACCCCAGAAGAATTTAATTTTAGATCTGATTATTCACAATTTAAAACAGATTTAACTCCACAAGAACAAGAAATAGTAGTAAGAACTATGTCGGCTATTGGGCAAATTGAAATAGCAGTTAAATCTTTTTGGGCAGAAGTTGGTAATAATTTGCCACATCCATCTATCAAAGACTTAGGTTTTGCTATGGCAAATTCTGAAGTAATTCATAATATGGCTTATGAAAAGATTCTTGATGTATTACATTTAACTCACGTATTTGAAGAAAATTTAAATGTAGAAGTTATTAAAAAACGTGTTGATTATCTTCGTAAATATAATAATAAAGTTTATGTTGATGATAAAAAACAATATATCTATTCAATTATGCTGTTTACTTTATTTGTAGAAAATGTAAGTTTGTTTAGTCAATTTTATATAATTATGCATATGAATAGAAATAAAGCAGTAATGAAAGATTGTGCACAACAAGTACAATATACACGTAATGAAGAAATGTTACATGCTCAAGTTGGTATTAAATTAATTAATACTCTACGTGAAGAATATCCAGAACTATTTGATGAAGAATTAGAAGCAAGAGTAAAAGAGGAGTGCATTGATGCATTAAAAGCAGAAAGTAAAGTAATTGATTGGATTATGGGAGATTATGAAGTAAAGGGATTAAGTGCACCAATTCTTAAATCTTTCATTGCAAAAAGAATGGCAGATTCTTTAGAACAGATAGGATTTGATAATAGTGAAATAATATATAACCAAGATTATATTAATGAAACTTTTTGGTTTGATGAAGAATTATATGGTACAAATATGACTGATTTTTTCCAAAAACGTCCTGTTGAATATGCAAAAGGTCGCGGCATATCTGCAGATGATTTATTTTAATGGAGAACAATATGGGATTTGAATGGGCAAACGACGACTCTCGTACTTTTTTAAGTAGAGGTTATATAGACGGAAATATGACGGTTGAAGAACGTGTAAGAATTATTGCATGGACCGCAGAGAAAATTTTAGATAAAGAAGGCTTTGCTGATAAATTTTATGATTATATGAGTAAAGGTTATTATTCTTTATCTTCACCAGTATGGTCAAACTTCGGTACTAAAAAAGGTTTACCAATATCTTGTAATGGTGTTTATATTGAAGATAACATGGAGTCTATACTTTTAAAAACCGCAGAAGTTGGTATGCAAACAAAAATGGGAGCAGGTACTTCTGGATATTATGGCAGTTTAAGACATCGTGGTGCTCCTATTAAAAGTGGAGGTACAGCAGACGGACCAGTTCACTTTATGAACTTAACGGAAACCACCGTTGATGTTGTAGCACAAGGAAATGTTCGTAGGGGTTCATTTGCAGCATATCTTGATATTGAGTCTCCAGATATTATGGAGTTCCTTGATGCTCGTGAAGAAGGATCTTCTATTATTAATATGTCATTAGGTGTTTGTATCGGCGATGAATGGATGCAATCTATGATTGATGGAGATGCTGATAAAAGAACAATATGGGCAAGAGTTCTAAGGAAGCGGAGAGAGTCCGGATATCCATATCTATTTTTTAAAGATACAGTAAATAAAAATAAACCAAGAGTTTTAAGAGATAAAGATATTACAATTTGGGCCTCAAATCTTTGTTCCGAAATTTGTCTACCTTCGTCTCAAGATGAATCCTTTGTTTGTAATCTAGCATCTATGAATTTACTTATGGCAGACGAGTGGATGGAAACAGATGCAGTAGAAACTATGATCTGGTTTCTTGATGCAGTTATGGAAGAATATTGTGAAAAAACAAAAGATATTAAATTTATGCAATCTGCATATAACTTTGCTTATAGATGGAGAGCACTTGGTTTAGGACAACTAGGATGGCATTCTTATCTTCAATCTAAAATGATTGCATTTGAATCATTTGATGCACATTTACTTACAGCTAAGATTAGTAAATTTATTGATGATCGTTCATTAGAGGCATCTAAAGAATTAGCAATTGAATATGGTGAACCAGAAGGTATGTTAGGTACAGGACAAAGAAATCTAACAAGAACGGCCGTTGCTCCAACAACTTCTTCATCTTTTATTCTCGGTCAAGTATCACCATCTATTGAGCCACTTGCTTCTAATTATTTTACAAAAGATTTAGCAAAAGGTAAGTTTACATATCGTAATCCATATCTAAAAAAATGTTTAGAAGAACACGGTAGAGATAACGAAGAAACGTGGGTAGATATTCTAAAGCGTGGGGGTTCAGTACAACATCTTGAATTTTTAACACAAAATGAAAAAGATGTATTTAAAACATTTAGTGAAATTACTCCACTTTCTATTGTACAACAGGCAGCTGCAAGACAAAAGTATATAGATCAGTCCCAGAGTTTAAATATTCTAATTCATCCAGATGTACCAGCTAAAGATGTAAATGCTTTGCTTATTGAAGGTTGGAAATTAGGAGTTAAAACTTTTTACTATCAACGCAGTGCTAATCCAGCACAAGAACTGGTTCGTGACATCATGAACTGTGCATCATGTGAGGGTTAAAACTAAATGAAATATTATTACATTGAGTGTGAAATCTGTGACGAGCAGTCTCAGGTAACAGTAGAAAATTCTTCTCCAGAACCAGAGTTTTGTCCCATATGTGGTCATGTTACTCCTGCAAATTTCTTAGATGAAGAAGATGATTCGGATTAATTGATAAATTAAAAATAATAAAATAATATATAAATAGCTTTATATCTTTATATAAGGCTATTTTTTTTATAAAGGTAAAGCATATTATGATAATGGCGGAACCGTTAGAGTTAGACTAACTTAATTTATAGAAAGTAAATTAATTGTGGTATTTTAATGATAAAGAATTTGATCCAGAGAATTTTGATTTTGAATCTTTAGTTGGATTTGTTTATTGTATAACAGATTTACATAATAATAAAAAATATATAGGTAAAAAAACTTTTTGGTCAACAAAAAGATTAAAACCTTTAAAAGGAAAATCACGTAAAAGAGTAGTTAAAAAAGAATCTGACTGGAGAGAATATCATGGGTCAAATGATGAAGTAAAACTTTTGGTTGAAACTCATGGTACAGAAAGATTTAAAAGGGAAATTCTCCGATTATGCAAAAGTAAAGGTGAGATGACTTACTTTGAAATGAAAGAGCAAATTGATCGTGAAGTATTATTTAGTGATGAGTATTATAATGAATTTATTGGAGGAAAAATTCATTCTAAACACGTCAAAGGGATAATAACACGAGGAGATACCCATGACCAATCAGAACGAGTATGATGTACATATTGTTAGAGTAGTTGATGGTGATACAGTTGATGTAGATATTGATCTAGGATTTAAAATTCAACTTAAAGACGAAAGAGTGAGAATCATGGGTATTGATACTCCTGAATCAAGAACATCAGATAAAGTAGAAAAATTATTTGGCTTAGCTGCAAAAAATAGACTATACCAATTATTAGAAAAAGATGCTAAACTGATCACAACCGAAGATAAAGATGGCGAAGATATGAAAGGTAAGTTTGGTCGTATCTTAGGGGATTTCAGAGCAGCAGATGGTCGTTTGGTTACAGAGATTATGATTGAAGAAGGTCACTGTGTTCCTTACTTTGGTGGATCAAAAGAAGAAGTTCAAGCTCAGCACATGAAAAATAGACAAAGACTTATCAGCGAAGGTGTTGTATCACAGCAAGAAGTAGATGAAGCTGAAATGGAAAACAAAAAGAAAACTAGCTAAGTTTAGAAAAAAGTGGCGAGATTTATGGACTGTTGACAGTATGGTTGACATATGTGTTGATTGTTTTCTTGTTGTTTTTGAAGTCATATATTCTCCTGTACTTATTATAGTTCGGTTACTTCGTCACTTTTTCTTTGAATTTATTGTGGATGGCGTAAAATACTACATAAAAAAATTCATATATTGGAACAGATCATTACCGCCCAAAAAACAAAGAAGAAACTTTTGGATAGGTATGTTTATCATATTTGGATTACCTATAATACTAATACTTCTTGTAGTTATTCTTTTGATTAGTTTACTTTAACCAATATATGTTATAGAATGTTTTTAGTTATAAAAGGAATATATTATGATTATTATTGATTACTCTGGTGTTTCCATTGCTCCTATTGTAATGGGTCATGCTGGTGTAGATGAAAATCTAATTCGACATATGATTTTAAACTCTATACGAATGTATAGAAGTAAGTTTAAAGACAAATATGGTGAAATAGTTATTGTTGCTGATGGTGGTGGCAATTGGCGTAAAGAAGTTTATCCAGAATATAAAAACAATCGCACTAAAAGTAGAGAAGAATCCAAAATTGATTGGGATGAAGCTTTTCGTATTATTGGTATGGTAAGAGATGAGCTAAAAGAAAACTTTCCATATAAAGTAATACATCAATGGGGCTGTGAAGCAGATGATGCTATAGCAGAACTAGTAAAGTGGACACAAGAATTTGGTAATCATGAAGATGTTATGATTGTATCTGCAGATAAGGATTTTCGTCAATTACAAAAATATAATAATGTAAGACAATATTCTAACATTACTAAGAAATTTATAGACGAATCTAATCCTAGACTTTATCTTGCAGAACATATTCTAAAAGGTGATGGTGGAGATGGTGTACCTAATGTTCTATCTGATGATAAATGTTTAGTAGAAGGCCGCCGACAAAATGTTCTTTCAAAGAAAAAGAAAGAAGCCTTACTTGAAGATCCCAAATCTCTTGGAGAAGATGTTTATAGAAACTATCTTCGAAATAAAAAGATGATTGATTTAACAGAAAGTTCAGAATGTCCCGAAAATATAAAACAAGAAATTATAAATACTTTTATTGAACAAGACCAATATAAAAATAAAGGTAAAGTTTTTCCTTTTCTTGTTGAAAAAAGATGTAAGTTATTGCTAGAGAATGTACAGGAGTTTATTTAGAATGGCAAAACTAATTTATGAAGTTATTGAAGAAGCTGGTAAAAAAAGAACTAAAGCCGAAAAAATTGAATATCTGAGAGCAAACGAATCTTGGGCATTAAAAGATGTTCTTAGGGGTACATATGATGATGCTGTTCAATGGTTGGTTCCAAAAGGAGAACCGCCTTATACTCCTAATAAAGAAGAAAGTACACCTTCAAATCTATTAAGACAAAATACACAATTTAGATATATTGTCGACACTCCCGATTCCAGAGGTGTTTTAAAAGCTAAACGGGAAAATATTTATATTAGGCTATTAGAATCAATTCACCCATTAGACGCTAAGGTTGTAATAAACATGGTTAGTAAAAAATCCATAAAAGGTATATCAAAAACAGTAGTACAGGAGGCTTATCCGGGTTTAATACAAAAAGGTTAATAATGAATAATAATCAATCTAAAAACTTTGTAGCTGGCTTCCTTTCCAAGGGATTGCCAGCTTTCACTTTTCTAAAGGAGATAATAATGTCCGATCATCAATTACAAAGACTAATTAAAGATTCTGAAGAATTAAATACATTTACAGACCAGTTAATTGAAGAAGGGGAAACAGAATTGGTGAAAAAAATTGAAGCAAAGAAAAAGTTTTTAGATAAACACATATTATCGGTAATGGAGGTGGCGGCATAATACTTAATTGTAAACTTAACGGTTTACAAATCTCTTAAAATATAGTATTATAGTTACATAACTTATTTGGAGTAACCAATGAATATTTTTGTACTTGATAGTAATCCTATCAAATCTGCACAATTACAGTGTGATAAACACGTAGTTAAAATGATAGTAGAATCGGCTCAAATGCTATCTACTGCTCATAGAATGTTGGATGGCTATATAGAAAAACGTCTTTCAAAGTCTGGAAAAAGAATGATAAATTACTGGGTTCATCCGGATGCAAATATGGAAAATACTTTATACAAAGCAGTTCATCATAATCATCCTTGTACAGTATGGACTATGCAATCTATAGGTAACTATGCTTGGCACTATGAACATTTTATTGGACTTTGTGTAGAATATCAATATCGCTATGATAAAGTTCACAACACACAAATTCTGCTTGAAGAAATTTTGTCTGTTCCACCAAAAAATCTAAATTATAATAAAGGACTCACACCTTTTGCTCTTGCAATGCAACACGAACCTCAATGCATACATATAGGAGATCCTGTACGTTCTTATCAAGAATATTATCAAACTAAACAAGATCGTTTTAAAA